TTCCAGAAGTTTGCATAATACCTGTTGGCTGACCACTTGAACCAGTACCGTTTAAGATTCCAAGATCAATTCCAACATTAATACCATCAGAAATATCTCTACGTACTAATTCTTCGATGCCTGGTGTGGCTTGAATTAGCATATTGCGAGAATACTTAGATAATGTACCAAGTGTTTTAGGTGTCATTGAAATCTGATCAAATGTTGATTCAGCCTGACTTAATGCACCAGTTTCAGATGAAAGATAACCAGTAGATGCAACACCAGATCTTCTAGGTATTGCGACATCCCCTACAAGTCCAGAAAGTGTTTGAACACCTAAACCAACCATTACAGTAGAATTTCTAAGAGCTTCAATAAAATCATCAGCCCTTAAATCTGTTGCAACAATGTTGCCGCCAGTATTTGCAGAGCTTGTCACATAAGTAGCTCTTTTTGCAAGTGCAGAAAATGGTACAAATAGTGATCTACCATTTGTCTGTCTTTGAGAATCTTTTGCAATTTGCTCTGAAATTTCTCTAGCAAAACCAGAAGATCTATTAGACCAATCGCCAGTAATAAGACCACTTAAACCAGATGTAATTTTGTAATCTCTAGCAAACTGCTGCTGTTCTTTTGGTGATAACTGTTCTTCAATTGGTTTTGCAGTTTCAACAGGTTTTGCATCAATTCTTTCTAATATTGCCTGTCTGCATTGATCTGCAGAAGAACCATTTGCGATTAATTGTTCTGCAAGATCATCAAAACCACGCTTAGTACACATTGCACTAATTTCTTTTATACGTGTGCGTTCTGCGGAAGTAGCTTTTTTATGCTCTTCACTACGCACAACTTCTAAATCAAGTTGCTCTTTTGCCATAGTTTTTTCTGTATGAGAAATGTGTTGTTGTACGTCAGATGACGCAGCGTATACACGCTTATCTTCTATCATATCTTGTTTTTTTGCACTAGGCATAGTGTTCTGTTCAACTAATGACCTACCAAAAGTAGCGGTCGGATCTGCTGGCGAAGCTACCAGGCTAATTTCATGTGGTTGCCAGCGAACCGCGACAAACGCATTATTACCATCTATTTCTTGTTCTTCCATCTCTAAAATGCGATAACCTACGCTAAGTGAGTTTATAATCTTATCGTCTATATCTCTTTTAACTTCTTGAGCCTTAGAATTTCTGCTTAATTCAATTATTGCTCTTCCTTTTTTCTTTTTTTCATCTAAATATGCATTGCGAACAATACCTATAACTTGATCCATTGAATGATTCCATAACACTGGAGCAACTCCACCATTCAAACGATCAAAATCTATAGAACCCCTTTCATGGCTTAGTATTTCAGTGCCAAATGATCTTTCAACAGGAAAAGGACTACTAAATGGAACTTCATAAGTTCTATCCTCAATTTCACTAAATGAAGTTTCACTACTACGTTTTAAAACTTTTGTAACACTTCTTAAAGAATCTATCTTTGTTAATGTGCTGAACTTATGACCTACCTGTACATCTGTAGCTTCAAATTCACCGTCAACTTCTCTAAAAACAGTAATTAATGCTGCAGGGTCATCTTCTGTACCTGTAATTTCAAATTCAGAATTAGGTACATTTATTGTTCCATCCCTTTCAATACGATCTATTACACCTCTAGCAATGCCGCCGCTTGCGTTCCATCTTACTGAATCACCTACTGATAATTCATCGGGTTCTGCTCTTTTAAGTTTTGCCATAGGGTCATTATTTCTTAATTCCTTTATTCTAGCCGATTTTGCATCTGAAAAACTTTTACCTGCTTTCCCGCCCCATGCCGCCGCAGCTACTCTACCTGCACTTGGGTAGCCTTTTTCTCCTGGCCTATAACCTTCTGCTTCCTGATCTACCGCGTGTCTTGCATGCCATGATGACATATCAATTACTGTCTTAGGACTTAATTCATCACCGCTTAATATTTGTGTTGCTCTTCTAGCTGCAACATCTGTACCGCCAGCCCTTCCTTCTTGTTTCCATTTTCTATATTTTCTAGCTTCGTCCCTCATGCCTTTTGTTGGCATAAGGTCTATTTCTGTACCATTAATAACTGCCACTTGAATCCTCCACTACGTTTTCGGCATCCTCGCCACTTGGTTCATCAGTATCACCAAAAGGATCAACTGTATTAAGTGGTTTAAATTGTGACCCACCTGCTTTATTTGTAGCACTTGGATCTGTATCTAAAATAATATTCATATCATCTAATTTTGCTAGTTCAGTTTGTCTTGTTATGAGTAGTTCTTCAATATCACCACCTGCTTCACTTACTACATCAGTTAAGGTCTTAAATCCACATCTTACTGCATCCTTCATACCTGCTATTTCTTTTTGTGGATCAACATAGCTGTAACCTCTACAAACCCACCTAACTTTTTCATAAACTTCTGGTGTTGTTGAATATGTAGGCAATGTAAGAACATTACTAAGTACTGCCATCTCTAACCAGTATTCATATATAGGTTGGTAGAAAGTTTCTTTTAACATCTTTTGAATCGTACGCCAGTGATCCCTATCCTGTAACATTGCAAGTCTGCTACTACTGTAGTTTGATTGTGAGTAATCGGATGATATAGCTTCAAAACTACAGCCTAGACCGCTTGCCATGCTTCTCAATATTGATCTTACAAATGGCTCAAACTCTCCATTAGCTTTATCTAAATTAGGTACAGATATACTTTCTCCTGGTGCTAAATATTTAAAAGTACCAGGTTCAAAACCGCTTACACGTTCATAATCGAACACCTCACCACCTGCATCAAGTTCACCTTCTGGACTTGTGATAAATCCCATTAATGCACTAGATGCTCTTTGTCCTACAACTGTTGCTTCAATATATCCATCAAGTTGGTGTAAATGATTTATAGCACTAGCTAAAAATGGCACTCCTCGATGTTGGCCTGGTCTTAATGGCAAAAATAAATGAACTACATCTTTTGCAGGTACAATAATATGATTTTTCTGTCCTATGGTTTGTGAAAAGTTAGTATCACCAGGGTGTTTAGCAAGGAAAGCATAATTTACTGCCCTACCTTCTGGACTTAGTTCTATACCTAACCGCCATACATTTTTTTCATTTTGTTTTACACCTTTGTAATCTTCATCTAGTTGTTCAGCTTCTAATATTTCTAAACTAAATGGTATCTTGCTACGTCCGAAAGCTTTTCTATGAATAATTATAAAACATTCACCTGATTCAATCATTGACCTTACTGCTAATCTTTCTAATTCAGAAAAACAAAGGACACCACGTATATCACAACTATCTTTTCTACCCCACTTACTCCATTCTCCTTCTATAGCTTCATTTAATCTTGTATTTATAGTGCCACCCCTTTGTGATCTTATCTGTGCCTGTAGTTTTACACCTTGTCCTACAATTTGATTAGTAGAATATCTTATGGCCTGAGCCGCATAATTATTATTTCTAACTAAATCATGTACTCTTTTTCTTAATGTATCAATAGAATTTTTATAACTTTGATCAGGTGATGATAATGGAGTAACCCAACTAAGGTTAGTTCTATCGAATCTAGCACCAGAATACATCCTTTTTAACCTATTTCTACGCTTATTTAAGTCATCATTAGATGTAAATAAGCCCTTCCAAGCATTTCTTAAGCCCATTTAAGTCTCCTAAAAGCGTACATAAAGGTTTTTAGGGTCTCCTTTACCCTGACTTATTAAACTATACCTCTTTTCACTAAAAACTCTAGCTTGTAGTTCGGCTTCTCTTGCTCTTAATTCTGGTAGATTTACACGTTCAAAGCTTCTATTTCCTATAGAATACTTTGCTGCCTTATCAGCTACTATAGCTCTTATTGCTGCTGTTACAGCATCTAAATCCTTTTCTGTTTGCGTTCTGTTATCTATTGCTGAAGGATCACCAGAATATTGTAGAGATTGTTTTACTTCTAATTCACCTGTTCCGATCTCGAATACTTTTGAACCTTTAAATGCTCTAGCTGCCCAAAACCAATTTCCTGCATCAAAATTTGCACTGTCAGTAGCACTAATACTAAACTCCCATCCTGTACTAGCTGAGTATTGAGTGCCTGTTGCAATATGGCCTTCTGATGCTGTATTAGTTCTTAAGAAATATTCTAAAGTCCAATCAGGAGCAGATATAGTTTCATTTATACCTGCTATCGTTGCTTCATCCACCCATTCAATAGTAGTACCAGCAACAATAATATTAGGTAAATCAGATTTAAACATAATTACCAAGAATTAACAAAGTTATTATTTGTATTTGATTTTATTGTAGCTCTTTTTGGTTTCACTACCTTATCACCTTCATTAAATTTATTTTCTAATTGTTGCCATACAGTAT